GTCTTAATCTCGCATTGAAAGCTACACCTGGGCCCCCCACCATCGCTGGTGGGCCATTGTAGCCAGCACCACTCTGTGGTGCAGCAGCAGTAGATTATTATTGTTTTGGTTTATCCCCAGCTGGCCAGGCCTGCTTTATGCTAAGCTCAGGGGCGAGCTCCTAACCGTGCCTGCAAGTCTTAGTTGCTATCACTTGTTAGAATTTTGACTGAGACTTACGTTTACAACGTGAGAAAGGAAAGCTGAAGCGACAGGAAAAGATGTCTGCCAAATCAACTACATGGCTATCAGGGATTGTGGATAGGAAGTTTTTAATGTGGTCAACAATTGGTGGATCAGGTTGGCTTGAGGAGTCTGTCGATACCGAAGGACCAGTGGGGTCCAGGATGGGTTGTTTTGGAGATCCGTCACGGGTTTTTGCCATAAACACAGGCGCGACAACCGCGGTGGCAGCAGCCACACCTAAAGTCGCACCCATAAGCTTAAGAACCTGTTGACGGGCCATCCAATATCCAACGGAGTCGACAGACTCCAGAGCATCACGAGCCACACCAGCCTCATAGTCCGTTTGTGCTTGTCTTTGATTAGCCAGCTGTTGCTCAACAGACAACTGGTTTTGATACAACTCCTGCCTACCTTGTGGAGCCTTCAGAGGATCAATGGGTCTGTGTCGAGTAGGGGCACCAACAGTGCGTTCCTGCTCGCCGGGATCACGTGGAATCCACCCCAAATCCATCGCCTCCTGCTCACTGACCATTTGCATCATGCGTTGAGTGCAGCCTGAACAGGCTCAAATAACTCAACAGAATAGGCAACATAGATGTCGCCAGTACCGCCATAGGTCAATCCGTTCAGCGCAGCTGCGGATCCAAAGTAGAGAATGCAGGGCTTAGTATCAGCATCAAGACCAGCTTGTTTGCGGACGTAATAATAGGGCTGGGTGAAGGACCTACAATCAACATCGACAAACACGGCTTCGTCAACACCGAGCGTCGTGCGGAAGGCCTTCTCCTGATTAATACCACCACCAATCCACGTAGGGCCAATGGATGAAGAATCAGAGACAGCGACATCTGCCAAAGAAGTGGGAGCAGTGTCTGCAGGGTCATATGATATCTCGATGAAGGCCTGGCCAGGAATGGAGGTGGCCACCTTAGGTACATAAATGAACCTCAAATACTTCCAAGCAAACTTGGAATAGTTAAGGGCAAGAGTGGAAAGCCAAGGGACAAAGAGAGCAATCCCAGGATTGCAAGTATAACTTGAAAGCAAGGAAGCAAACGTGTCGGTGGCATTACTCTTAAGGGAAGCAATGAGTTCATAATTCTGTACAACCATCTTCCTACCCATTCCAGCCGATAGCGGCAAAACACTCCGTTGTTTGGTCGTGACGCCTCCCATTGCAGCGGGGGCTGTCTTACTATAACGGGGTGCCTTCTGTGGTTGGGCATTATTTCGTGTTTTCAGATTTTTGTTCTTTTTAGCCATTTTTGGTGCCATGTTTGTATTGGATCCGAGAACATGGACTCGGACTGTACATCTCAATCCCCCAATGGGCGGAGCCGTGCAGTCTCTCGGCATTTTGTTTAGCACGTAAATATTTACAGGTTTGACTCAAACGTTTTGGTCCGTTTAAGGATTGAGACCCAAATTTAAAACCAATTGGGGAGATAATCCAACTCACTGGTGATCACGTTACCAGTGGAGGCAGTAGCGTAGTATGCTTCAAGAGCAACCTGTTGATCAGGTGTGCATCCAAAAGCAAGATAAAAGGAATGACGAGTGATGGGAGAGATGTGCTGGATACGGCGCTTCATCCCAAAAGAGAGCCAAGCCATTCCGCCAGTCAACTCAACATCAGGTGATCTATGACGGCGTTTGCTTGATTGATAAGCCCTCTTGGCGATGATGCGCTCAGAACTCCGCAGAAGAACTTGATAAAATTCCTGATAAACAGGAATCCCTCCAGTGAGGGCAAGTCCACCCTCCCCAACAGCTTTAAGCCAAGCCTTATAAACGCTAGGTGACTCCATCTGCTTAAGGGATAGACAATCTTTTGCAATTGCATTCGGGAAATTACGCACCATAATGAAAGTGTTGCCGAGATTGATGGGGTGGGTTTGACAAAATTCAATACCCTCGATATCATACACGGGTTTCTCAACTTTCATGGTGAATCCCATGTCAAGGAACCATTGATCCAACCCAGTACAAAACCGGGAAACATCCTTCGATTCCATGATCACTGTGCAATCGTCGCCATTATTCGCAAGGCTCGCAGTGATGTTACGCTCTCTAAGATAACTGTGAACTAGTGAGCACATCAGGAGGCAGTTCCCCATAGCGGTGTTCATATCACCACTCATGCGGACACCATCAGTGCGATACCTCAGACTTCCATCCCTACACCAGCCCACAACATTGTTGGCAAGTTGCCATTTCAACAATTTGCGCAACTCACCGGACTGAAACACTCCATTGTAAATAGAGTGTTCCCATTCAAGGGCCTGCCGGCTGACATGTTGGTCAAACCGGCTGGCATCCAGACCGATGGCGGCGGGTGAGCGGTAACGCGACCACTTATCGCGGAAAATCCTCCCAATTTCCAAAGCATTATAACCCTTAAGTACTGTGGGACCATCGAACAGCCTATCAATAGCATGGTAGAGTTTATGCTCGAGTGGCCTTAGGTACTTCCCGACCTCGACATTGTATCTGGGATCCCTAGGTGATATCACCCTAGGGTCGGGATCAGGCTTATTGTCAGAGCAGATAAATTCCGCCTTGACAAAAGCACGAATGGTAGCGTCCCGCGGAACAATCCCGCTGCTAAGGAGTGAGTCCGCGGCCTTCTGGTACAGCGTCTTTCTGCGACCCTTGTAATACTCAACAAATTCTTGTCGAGTTACAGGGGTGGTCGAACTAAGACGTCGTACCAGAATGTCACGAATGTATCGTAGACGCTTAACATAGATCCCCGTGAGTGGTTGTGGTGTGGGTCTACCTTTGGCATAGAAGACTCTTGTCAACACACCTCTCGCCAGATTATTAATGCTGGAATTATGAACAAGGAACCGAACTGGGGGTGATAAGCCACCCAGTTGGAAATACTTACGCAAGTGGGAAATAGCACCTAAGCGTCGCTTCACCGTCAATGCGGGATGAGCCAGTAACACTTGACCTGACTCAACCCCGGTGGCTAGGCCTAGGCACCCCTAGCTCCAGGAAAACCCCAGCATCTTGCCGAAGTCCCCCCAGAAAGAGGTCCACGAGGTATGTAAGGCATTATCCCTCTCCGCCACAACGCGGCTCGCCCCCAACTGGTGGGCCATGAGATCGTGCTTACTAGGCACGAAGAAAATCGCCACGGAAACGTCCAAGTGTTGATTGACATGGCTTGGACGCATCCCATGGTCACGCATCCGGTCTCTCATGTATTTCCTCACCATCAGGCGGTTAGCCTCGGTTCGACGCAAAAGGCCAAACTCCGCTTTCGCGGCCACTATGACCTTCGCCTGGAACCTCCCAGGGCGCATTCCAGGGGTAAAAAAACCCTCACCAGTTTCCTCATCTTCGGAGACCTCGTAGTCATCAGCGTCAGCCACGACGCTTCGTACATGGTCTTCGAGCTCCCTTGTGATGCGTTGGTTTGGTGTCTGCCGCCACAACTTGAAAGTCGTGTACGCCAAGGTTATGGTCAACGCGAGGACGATGAGTTCGAGGTACATGGTGTGTGGTGCAATTCCGTTACTGTGTAAATACAATACTGCACTGAGAATCTGTCGGAATAAATGTCTGCACACTTCTTCC